GAATCAATAGCCCTACTGGTGCGGATGTATATCAAGCAATCGCTCATAGTAATCGCTCAACTATTGGTTTTGTGCCATCTTTTGATAGGGGCGTGAGCGCATCTCAAGAGCTTCTTGAGGCCGGCATCCCCGGTATTAAGTATCTCGACGCCGGATCTCGCGATGCTGGTGAAGGCACTCGCAACTACGTTGTATTTGATGACAGGATGGTGGACATCATGAAGAAGTACGGCCTTCCCATGATGACCGCTGGCGCTGGGGCTGCGTCTATGGCTGACCAGCCGGTGGCGCAAGAAGAGCCCCGTGACGGCTTCGCAGACGGTGGCGTCATCCTGAAGGCGCTGCGGGCCGTTCGCGGTCTGCCGCCCGCCGAGAACTCCCGGCTGACCCAGATTGCGACCACCGGGCCGTCCTACGACAAGGCGCTCCGCCATCTGGAGCGTGCAGGTATCGAGGGCCGGGCCATCGACTATGGTGCGGGGCGAGGCCACGGCCTGCGCAGCATCGGGGCCGACACGTTCGAGCCCTACCCGCAGGGCTGGACGCCGACGTTCACAAAGCCCGAGGACATCCCGGACGACGTGTATCGCCGCCTCGTGAACCTGAACGTGCTGAACGTGCTGGATCCGGAGGCGCGCCAGTCGGCGGTGCTCAACATGGGCCGCATCGTGGAGCCGGGCGGTGGTGGCGTGATCTCGACGCGCGGACGCGACGTGATGGCTGCTCGGGGCGAGCCGGGGCCGGAGCCCATGTCGCTCATCATCGGCGAGGGCGACAGCGCCCGCTACCAGAAGGGTTTCACGCCGCGCGAGCTGCGCGAGTATGTGGGCGACACGCTCGGCCCCCGCTTCGATGTCGAGCCCTCTGACGTGGGCGCGGCGTCGATCATGTTCCGGCGCAATCGCGAGGATGGTGGCCCCGTTGAGGAGCGCGAGGGTTATCAGAAGGGCGGCGTGATCGCGCGAGCTATCGAAGCTGCCCGAAAGGCCGTGGCCCCTAAAGACCTCCTGATGGGGATCCACAACACCGCCGAAGGCCGCAAGCTGGACATGATCGAGCGGCTTGGCGGCTTGCCGGCCCCCAGCATCGCTATTACGAAGCCGTCGCAGGGTTACACGTCGTTTGGCGACATCTCTTTGGTTGCGCCGGTCGAGATGGTGACTCCGGGGCGAAAGACGCCGGTTTTCGGGTCTGACGTGTACTCGCCGCGCTTTCCTGACGTGGAAGATGATCAGATCTTCCGGGGCTTCACGCCCGCCGGCAGGCGTCGCTATGCGCCACTTACCATGGAAAACGTGTTGCGTGAGATGAAGGGCAACATCCGTGGCGGCGAGAGCTTCAACTATGGTCCAGCATCCATCCGGGCGCAGGTGACGCCGCAGTTTGGCTCTCTACCGGAGATGCAGGCGGCCCGAGACAAGATCATCCCGGCCAGCGAGTTTGGTGCTCAGAAGGATATGTCCGCTGAGATGATGGAGCGCTTGCGCGAGCGCTTTGAGCCATACTTTAAGCCGACTGATTCATATCGTCGATCTTGGTCAGCCTTCCCGGAGGTGCTGACTGATTATGCTCGCACGGGGAGGCCTTCTGAGTTTGCCTATGACTACAAAGACCTCCCTGCGGAGGCTTTGACTGATGCGCGCAGCTTCCTGTCTCATCTCCGCGACATGCCGACCGAGTATTTCGAGGCTAAGCCGCAGCGCGGGGTGCCCCTGAGCGAGTTTGCGGGGGCTGTTGTTCCTGCTGACGTGCCCGGAAGCGTTGTGGACCGCATTCGCAACATGGGCATCAATCGCATTGAAGAATACGGCGATGACGCAAGCCGCGCGGCGGCCCTCATGAAGTTTGTGGGCGAGCAGGGGTTTGCGGATGGGGGCGGGGTAAAAGGTGGCCGCCTCCTCGAAGACGAGTATCCCACGCAGTACCTGCCGAACGTCGGGCGTCAGGTGATGGCGGATGGTGGTTCGCCTGCGGCAGAAAAGTACGAGGCGATGCCCGGATTTTTCTCTCGCATGCTCGGGCTGAGTGGCGGCTCTCAGCCAGAAGCTGACATCCAGCAATACGAGAACCGCATGCGCGCTATTGCGCAGCAGCCCGAAGACATTCGGAGCATGACGCACGCGCCCAGCAAGCCGATGCGGCCCATCGAGATCGAGGGTGGCTTCATCGGCAAGCGGCAGCTCGGTGAGGCTCCCTACGACGTGGCTGGGCCGCTGTCGGGCATGGCGCAGGCTGCGTACTCGCTTAAGACCGTGCCGTTCTACTTCACGCCGGCTGCGCCATTGGCGGCTGCGTCTGACTTTGGAGAGGCGGTAATCGACACCAAGAGCGCCCTCGACAAGGGCGACTATCTTGGTGCTGGCGTGACAGGCGCTCTCGGCGTTGCAGCCCCTGCGGTTGCCTATCGCAGGCAGGCCGGAGACGCCGTGCGCAGCGGCCTTGAGGCGGCTCGCCGCTTCGTCGCCCGCAACCCCGGCACCGCGACTGCGGTTGGCGCTGGTGCTGCCACGCTGGCTCCGGAAGATGCCGAGGCGAGTGGTTCGGGTCTAATTCGCCGTGGGCTCGATGCGGTGCGAGGCGTCCGCGCTTACCACGGTTCGCCGCATAGCTTTGACCGTTTTGACCTATCCAAAATCGGAACGGGCGAAGGCGCGCAGGCGTATGGGCATGGGCTGTATTTTGCGGAAGCTGAGCCTGTTGCGCGGGGTTACAGAGACAAGCTGACTTCCGGAACCTACAAAACTTCGGCAGGAGAGATATTCGATCCTTTCACTTTAGAGCATTTGAATATCAAGGTTCCTGCTTACAAGAGTATCGACAATGCGATTGAGCGTGGTTTTGAACTTCTTCAAACCCAGCCTGAAAGGCGTGATTTGATCACCCGAGATCTTAATCGGTTGATGGCTGCGCGAGATGCGGGGGCTGTGCCAAACCCCGGCAGCATGTACGAAGTCAATATTCGCGCTAATCCTGAGCAGTTTCTTGATTGGGATAAACCTGCTGCTGAGCAGCCAATGCTTAACAGGCTTCCCATGATTACAGATCTTCGTCGCGACATTGGGCCTCAAGAATTTAATCGTATGAGCTTTGGTGGTGCGTATGAAACGCTTGGTAATGCTGGCGAGCTTGAGGAAGCAGCTAGAAAAGCTGGCATCCCCGGCATCAAATATCTTGACCAAGGCTCCCGTGGCGCTGGCGAAGGATCACGGAACTATGTCGTCTTTGATGACAAGCTGATTGACATACTTCGCAAATACGGCATCCCATTGATGGCCGCTGGAACCGGCGCGTCTGCGCTTCAAGATGTCTCGTCGCCGCGCGAGGAAACTGTCCCTTAACCAAGCGGCACGGGGGACGCCCCGTCAACTCCGGAGTGACGTGCATGTCTGACATGGCAAAGAAGGCCCGCGAGGCGATGAAGGGCAAGGCCCGAAAGCTCGCTGGTGAGAAGGATCAGAAGGTCGATAGCTCTGACTGGTCGCCCGCCGAGCCGCTAAACGCGGACGTGAAGACGGGCATGCGCCCGATCTCGCGCCGGGCGTACAAGTCTGGCGGCAAGGTCGAGGGCGCGAGCGCCCCGAAGAACCTTGGTCGAGCCCAGCGCAAGGCTGGCGGCAAGGCCGAAGAGAAGTCCGAGGCGGCAGAGTACGCCAAGGCGAAGATCAACCGCGACGCCAAGGCGGCCAATCAGGAGCGCGAGGGCATCAAGCACGTTGGTGGCCTGAAGTCTGGCGGGCGGGCCAAGAAGCAGGATGGCGGCAACGTTCGCCAGCTCAACCGCATGACGGATGCTGACTACCGTCGCAATCTTGAGGCTGCCCAGAACGCATCCGCAGCATCCGCAAAGCCGAAGCCTTCGACCTCGAAGCCCGCTGCGCCGTCTACGGACACGTCCACCATGAGCGCAGACGAAGCTGCGGCCTTCATGCGCAGCCGCAAGTCTGGCGGTCGCACGGCGCGCAAGGACGGCGGCAAGATCGCCACCACCCTCGCCGGGCAGGAGAAGATCCAGAAGGAGCAGGCCGCCGCTTCCAAGCCGACGCGCGCGAAGGCCCAGCACTACAAGAAGGGCGGTCGCGCCGAGAAAATGATGGGTGGCCAGATGGGCGATCCGCGCATGAACATGGTGAAGCCGAAGGCCATGGAGTTCGCTGGCGCTCAGGGCACGCCCTACAAGAAGGGTGGCCGCACCGGCAAAGACCTTGGCGGCGCGCTTTCGATGCTTAGCCCGCTCGCGATGGGCATTAACCTTGCCAAGTCGCTTAGGGACAAAGACGACGGCGAGGGCAAGAAGAACGGCGGTCGCGCCAAGAAGCTTGGCGGCGGCGCTCTCATGGGTGGCGTCCTCCCGGCCATGGCTATGGGCGAGATGGGCGGCAAGGACAAGGACGAGGGCCGCAAGGCTCGCAAGTCTGGCGGTCGCGCCAAGGGCAAGACCAACATCAACATCATCATTGGCGCTGGCAAGCCCGCCGGCCCCGAGACGATGCAGGGTGCGGGTGGACCGCCCATGCCGCCTCCGGGCGTGCCTGTGCCCCTTCCGGGCGGCGCTCCGGGCGGCATGTCTCCGGCCCCTCCGATGGGCGGAATGCCCATGCCCCCGGCCCCTCCGGGAATGCCCGCCCCCATGGGCCGTAAGACCGGCGGTCGCACCGTCGCCAAGTCCTACAAGGACATGACGGCTGGCGCTGGATCCGGCGAAGGCCGCATGCAGAAGACCGAAATTGCCGAAGGCAAGCGCGAAGCGCGCAAGGCCGGCGGAAAAGTTTACCGCTCCTACAAGGACATGGACGCGGGCGCAGGATCAGGGCTTGGGCGCTTGGAAAAGACGGAAATCGAAGCGCGTAAGAACTGATAAACGAGGGGCGGCTGGTTCGGTACTCAGCCGCCCTTTACTTTTCAAAGGGAGATTGGCGATGGCGCAGACGTTCAGCGCGTATTTCGCGCATGAACTTAGAAAAATAATCGAACAGGAGATCAAGGAGAGGACAGAAAGTCTCGGAACGGGCATGGGAGTGGTTGATTTTGTTGATTACAAACACAAAGTTGGGGTCATCACCGGTCTTCGGCTAGTAAAAGATGAACTTTTTGACTTAGCTGAAGATACCTGCAACCGAAAAGAGTTCGGTCGGCAGTAATAAAGGGAGACAAAATGTCTAACATCGCGATGTTGCACGAGAAGGATCCAAAGGAAGTTCTTCTGGAGCAGGTTGGGGACATCTCCAAGATTGAAGTCTTCAACATGCAGGTGCTTGTGGCGGTCTACATCCGCCCCGAGAAGACCAAAAGCGGCCTCTTTCTGTCCGACAAGGCTCGTGACGAGGACCGCTACCAGTCAAAAGTGGGCCTGATCATCAAGAAGGGCCCGACAGCCTTCGTGGATAAGGACGGGGAGTGGTTTTCCGGCCTCGACATCAAGGAAGGCGACTGGATTGTGTTCCGCCCGTCTGATGGTTGGAACATCACCGTGAATGGAACGCTGTGTCGCATGCTCGATGACATGTCTGTTCGCGCCCGCATCGAGCATCCAGATCAAGTTTGGTGAAAAACATGTCCGATACTGAAGAGAAGATTGAAGTAGAGGTCGAAAACGACGCTCCAGAGGTCGAAAAGGTCGAAAAAGAGCCGGAAGTTGCTGCAAAACAGGAACTTGAGCCTGATGACGGCATCAAAGACCTAAAAATCCGGCTCGAACAGGAGAAAATCGCCCGCGCGGAGGCCGAAAAGCAGGCCCAGTACGCCCGCGAGCAGGCGTATTACGCCAGCAACGAGGTGCATGACACCAACTTGCAGCTTGTGAAGAACGCCATTGAGACTGTGAAGTCCAACAATGACGTTCTAAAGCGCGCATACAGCGAGGCGCTGTCTGTTGGCGATTACTCCAAGTCTGCCGAGATCCAAGAGGCGCTCTCTATCAATGCTGCGCGCCTCATGGAGCTGGAGCGCGGTCGTTCCGCCATGGAGCAGGCCCCCAAGCCGCAGAAGCCGGAGCCGGTTCGCCCGTCCGATCCGGTGGAGGCGCTGGCTTCTCAGCTTTCGCCCCGTTCGGCAGAGTGGGTGCGTAAGAATCCGCAGTGCGTGACCGACCCGCGCATGTACCAGAAAATGGTGGCGGCCCATAACCTCGCGCTCGCGGATGGTCTCCAGCCCGACACAGACGATTATTTCGCCTATGTCGAGGAAACCATAAAGATCCGCAAGCCGCCCGCGCCCGCGCGTCAGGAGGTCGAGGACGATGACGCAACATCGTCGGCGGCGAAGGTTGTCCAGCGGCGCAGCGCACCTCCGGCGGCCCCCGTGACGCGATCCGGCACGCCCACCGGCCAGCGCCCGGGAACTGTGCGCCTGACTAAGGCGGAGGCCGAAACGGCTCGCGACCTTGGCATGACGGAAGAAGAATACGCCCGCAATAAGCTGCTACTTCAGAAGGAAGGACGCCTGTAATGGCCCGCACTAGCAAGTTTCAACAGGCAGCCTCGGAGGCTGAAGTCGCCCCGGAGCGTCCGCCGCTGCGGGCCAACCCCAAGGCGGAGGATCCGCGCGAGCGCGCCAGAAAGCGCGCGGAAGAGATCCGCGAGCACCTTGGCGGCCTCGATGAGGGCACGGATGAGTTCTACATCCCGGCCAGCATTGTCCCGGACGGCTGGACCTACGAGTGGAAGCGGCACACGATCTTCAATCAGGAGGATCCTGCCTACACCGTCCAGTTGAGGCGCGAGGGCTGGGATCCTGTCCCGGTTGATCGCTGCGCTCGCCACCGGGCGATGATGCCCGAGAATTGGTCCAAGGGCACGATTGAGCGCAAGGGCATGGTGCTGATGGAGCGTCCGTCCGAGATTTCGGCGGAAGTTCGCCGCATGGATCTCCTGCGCGCTCGCCAGCAGGTCCGGGTCAAGGAGCAGCAGCTTGCCTCCACTCCGGAGGGGACGATGACCCGAGATGACTCGCGGGTGGCCCCAAAGATCAAGAAGTCGTTTGAGGCTATGCCGATCCCTGAAGATTGATTGGTGACAGCAAGTAGAGCCGCCTCCGGGCGGCTCTTTACTTTTCAGCAACGAACAGTATTATGATCTGTCTTATGGGCGCATTGCGCTCATTTCTCCCCCCGGCGCGGGAGAATAGCTTGTCCCTGCTTCCTTAGCCTCCCCGGTGTGAGGTGACGGAGCTTCCTGTAGAAGGAGGAACCGTCATGGCGAATACCAATGCGCCCTTCGGTTTCCAGCAGTATAGCGGTAACGGCTCCGCCCCGACCTACGAGCAGGTCGCGGTGCAGATTGCCTACAATGCTTCGGCCATTTACTACGGCGACCCCGTAGAGGGCGACGCCAACGGTCAGGTCGTCCGTGGCGATGGCACGACGGGCAACTCCGGTATCGCCGGCGTCTTCGTCGGCTGCAAGTACCTCTCTGTCGCTCAGAAGCGCACCGTGTGGTCGAATTATTGGCCCGGATCTGATGTTGCCTCCAACCAGACGGTTGAGGGTTACATCGTCAATGATCCGAACGCCAAGTTCATCGTCCAGTCCGGCTCGACTGGCGCTACGCAGTCCACCGTCAACCTCAATGTCCCCTATGACATTGGCACCGGCAATGCCGCGAATGGCCTCTCTGGGGCGTTCATCGATGTTGCTAACGCCGCTGTTACGGCGACGTTCCCCTTCCGTGTGGTTGGTCTTGTTCAGGATCCGCCGGGCGCTCCGGGCACCGAGGCTGGCGCTTACAATCGCGTGATTGTGGCGTTCAACAACGTGGCCACCAAGTCCCTGACGGGCATCTAAGAGGAGTAAGGACCAATGGCTGTCAATCTTTCGGCTATTAAAGACCTTCTCCTCCCCGGCCTCCGTGGAATTGAAGGCAAGTACGAGCAGATCCCGTCGCAGTACGACAAGATCTTCACGAAGCACAACTCGAAGATGGCTCTGGAGCGCACCGCTGAGATGCGTTTCCTTGGCTACGCTCAGTTGAAGACGGAAGGCGGTCAGACGGCGTTTGATAACAACGCCGGCGAGCGCTACGTCTACAATCAGGAGCACGTCGAGATCGGCCTTGGCTATGCGATCACTCGCAAGGCCATCGACGACAATCTCTACAAGAGCCAGTTCGCTCCGTCGAACCTCGGCCTGATCGAGTCTTTCGCTCAGACCAAGGAAATCTACGGCGCTAACGTGCTGAACACTGCCACGACCTACAATGCGTCGGTCGGCGGTGACGGCGTTGCCCTTGTGTCGGCGTCGCATCCGATTGATGGCGGCACGATTTCCAACTACGCCACCAACGATCTTAACGAAGCCACGCTGCTGAATGGCATGATTGCCATCCGCACGAACTTCAAGGATCAGGCTGGCCTGAAGGTCTTCGCGCGCGGTCGTCGCCTGATCGTTCCGCCGCAGCTTGAGCCGGTTGCCATCCGTCTGACGAAGACGGAGCTGCGTCCGGGCACTGCCGACAACGATGTGAACGCTATCATGATGACCTCGGGCGGCCTGCCGGAAGGTTACATGGTAAACGATTACCTTACGTCGGCCCGTGCGTGGTTCCTGCTCACGAACATCGACGGCCTCTCCTACATGGAGCGTGTCGGCTTTGAGACGGATATGCAGGTCGATTTCGTGACTGACAATCTTCTCGTGAAGGGTTACGAACGTTACTCGTTCGGTTACTACAACTGGCGTTCGATCTGGGGCTCGCTCCCGACCTAATGCTACGAGGCGGGGCAAAAGCCCCGCCTTTTTCTAGGCACCCAACCGCGTTGACCGGCCTAGCGGACGCTGCACAGACAACGCGGTTATTCTCGTGCAGGAGGTGCAAATGGGCACTACTACCTTCACCGGTCCTATCAAGGCCGGCAACGTTCTCGACACGACCGGCACCACGCCCGGCACGATCAAGAACGTCGGCTTCGTCGCAATGGCGCAGACTGCGCCGATCACGCAGGCTGGCACGGCTACGGCCTACGCCACGCCTATCGTCATCCCGGCCTATAGCCACATCCTTAACATTCAGTTTCTGACGACGACTGGGTGGGATGGGGCGGCTGCCACGATCAGCATCGGCACAAGCGCCACCTCGAATGAGCTTGTGGTTGGACAGAGCCTTGCCACCATCGGTCAGGCTTCGGCTGGTCCGGGGACTAGTGCCACTCGCACGGCCCTCTGGTCCAATGTCGGGCCAAACGATGTCGTCATCTACGCCCTGTCTGCCAACACTGGCGCGGGCGTTGGCGATCTGGTTGTTCGCTATCTTCAGGCTGAGAACGCCTAATAGGAGGCTTCCATGGGTGCTTACAAAGGCAAGGCTTCCACGATCAAGGAAGCTGAAGAGAAGACCAACGGCTTCAAGAAGGGCGGCATGGCCGCCAAGAAGATGGCCGGCGGGTATGCCAAGGGCGGCTCGTCCAAGAAGGTCATGTCCTCTGCTGCGGACTGCGAGCGTCCGGCTCGCAAGAGCGGTGGCGGCGTGTTCTCCTCGGCTTCGTCCGGCACGCCTCGCGGCAAGGCTTCCCACTACTGAGCGTTTCCTCCCTTGCGTTTCAGTAATGGGAGCGGGGGCCTTTGAGCCCCCGCACTTGCATGGAGGGTATGATGGCGAAGTCTCCGGCATGGACCCGCAAGGAGGGGCAGTCACCCTCTGGAGGGCTGAACCAAAAGGGCCGCGCATCGCTTCGCGCGGCCGGCCACGATATTAAGCGCCCGCAGCCAGAAGGTGGTGCGCGCAAGAAGTCATTCTGTGCTAGAATGACCGGGTTAAAGAAAAAGCTGACAGGCGCTGCGGCTGCCGCAGACCCAAATAGCAGAGTGAACAAATCCCTTCGTAAGTGGGACTGCTGACATGACCAAGCCGTTCTGGGAAAAAGATGCTCCGGCTGACGCCAAGAAGCGCAACATGAGCCGCCAGCAGGTCAAGGCAGCGAAGGCGAGGGCTCGCGCAGCCGGTCGGCCTTATCCGAATTTGGTCGATAACGTGACGGCCAGTCGCGCCAAGCAGAAAGGCAAGTAAGATGTTCATCGGCACCATTACGGCTTCCGGCGCTGGCCGTAGCTCTGTCGTCGCCCCGGATCACTTTCAGGCCCCGTTCAACGTCGGTATCGTGGCTAAGGTGACTGGCACAATCACCTTCAGCATCGAGTACTCGATGGGTGACCCCATGGCGAATGGCTACAGCGCTGCCTCGCAGACGTGGGTAGCTGCGACCGGGTTCTCGGGTATCTCGGCCACGACTGGAGGCTCGTTGACGGTCCCCTGCCGTGCTATCAGTGTGAATGTGGCCTCCGGCGACGGCTCGGTTGTCGTTGAGCTTATTCAGGCCGGCCCCGCGTAAGGAGCAGCCAGATGGCGACCAGCGGCACATACTACGTGTATGAGCATTGGCGGTTAGACCGCGATGAATGCTTTTACGTGGGTAAGGGGCGCGGTGGTCGTGCGTACAAGATGTACAATCGCAATCGCTTTCACACGGCAATCGTTCAGAAGTTGCAGCGTGAAGGATACGCCGTCGAGGTGCGGATTGTCGCGTTTGGCCTTTCTGAAGATGAGGCTTTTGCCCTAGAGAAAGAGCGGATTGCGTTTTGGCGAGCTGCGAAGGCGGATCTTGCTAACGCGACCAATGGCGGCGATGGTGTGTCAGGCCTGAAGATGTCTGAAGAGGCACGGGCTAAGATGCGCGCCGCAAAAATTGGGAAAAAGCAGACGCCAGAACAGATTGAGAAAAGGATTGCCCCTTTGAGAGGGAGGGCGCAACCGAGAGAAGCAATAGAACGTGGTGCCGCAAAAAGGCGCGGTAAAAAATTGTCAGAAGAACATAAACTTAAGCTATCTGCGGCGCATGCCGGGAAAATTGTTTCCGAAGAGGCCAAAAAAAGTTTAAGTCGAGCGCATAAAGGCAAACCATGGTCTCCAGCTCGGCGCGAGGCTCAACAAAAAATCAGTGCCATGAGAAAGGAACTTTCAAATGGCGACAAGTAACACATACAATTTTTCACCATCGCTTGGTGAAATAGTCCTATATGCCTATCAGAATATAGGCATACGGCCTACCGCTCTGCTTCAGGAGCACATGGATAGCGCCCGGATGGCGACCAACATGATGTTGGCTCGTTTTAGTAATCAGGGTGTAAATTTATGGGCAGTGGACCTCATCACGACACCGCTGACGCAGGGCACGGCGACCTATCCGGTTGACGCTAATACGGTGATGATCCTCGACGCCTACATCGTGTCTGAGGGTATTGACCGCATCATCCTGCCCATCAGCCGCACTGAGTACGCCTCGTATCCGAACAAAGAGCAGCAGGGCTTCCCGACAACGTTCTGGTTCGACCGCTTGATCTCGCCGACCGTCACGCTGTGGCCTGTGCCTGATGGCTCCCAAACGAGCCTGAAGTACTACCGCGTGCGGCGATTGCAGGACAGCAACTTGCAGAACAGCGAGCAGCCCGAGATCCCGTATCTTTGGCTGGAGGCGTTCGCAGACGGGCTGGCGTATCGCCTCGCGAGGATCTGGGCTCCGCAGCTTGCTCCGGCCCTTAAGGGGCAGGCGGACGAGAGCTACGATGTCGCCGCCTCGCAGGGCATTGAGCAGGCGCAGCAATACATCTCGCCGCAGCTCTCAGGGTATTGGAGGGCGTAATGGCCTACGCCAGCCAATCCGGACGCGCCAGAACAAGTTCCACGAGCCCACAGGCGCATGCGATATGCGACCGCTGCGGGTTTAGGTATAATCACGTTAATCTTCGCTGGCAGTTCGACTGGCGCGGCGCGTCTCTCCAGAACGTCCGCCTTTTGGTGTGCAATCCTTGCTACGACACGCCCCAGACGCAGCTTCGCGCGATTGTGGTGCCTGCTGATCCGGTTCCGATCCAGAACCCGCGCGTTCAGGACTTCGTGAATGCCGAGACCAACTACCGTGTGACCTCTGGTCAAAACACGGTGGATCCAACGACAGGCATTCCGGTTCCGGGCGGCAATCGTCGCGTCACTCAGAACAACAACAACCGCGTCACTCAGCAGACTGGCGCAGCTCCCGGAAGCTTGAACCAAGAGCCGGGCACAAGTATTACTGTTCCTAACGACGCCGGCGGAAATGATCCGGGCTTGCCATACGATAACACCTCAGTTCCAAAGACAGGTCCGCTAACATGATTTGCAAAAAGTGTCAGCAGGATAAGGATCTATCGTGTTTTTATGTGAGGCGCGAGAACGGTCGTTATCGTTCGGAATGCAAAGCTTGCCACAGCGAAAGAACCGTTAAGTGGCAATCCAAGAATAGGGATAAGGTCCGCTCTTATATCCGAAAATCCTGCAAAACAGCATATGACAGAGACCCAGATAAGTATCGACTGAAATCAAAACAAAGACGCGAGGCCTTTCCTGAAAAAGTGAGGTTGTCGGTTAACTCCTCTTATAAAAAAGTTTATGCTGTCCGGCATCCTCAGGAAAGGGCTCGGCTTAACGCGGCAAGTGCTGCACGAAGGCGGGCTTCCCCTCTGTGGTTAAACGCTATTGAGCGCGCGCAAATAAGAGAGTTTTATGATATTGCAAAATGTCTGTCAGTTCAGACTGGCGTTAAACACCATGTAGATCATATCATGCCGATCAAAGGATTAACTTCGTCGGGGCTTCATGTTCCGTGGAATCTTCAAATTCTTACGGCGTCTGAAAATTGCGCCAAGAAGAACAAGGTGATTTGATATGGCTTCCCAGCAGATCCCGAATCTTCCTGCGGCAATCGCGATCAGCGGACAAGAGCAGCTCGAAGCTGTTCAGGCTGGGGTGTCGGTCCGTCTGACGGCGCAGCAGATTGCGAACCTTGGTGGGCCGACTGGCCCCACGGGGTCAACTGGTCCTGTCGGCGGCTTTAGTTATAAGGGCGCAGTTAGCTCCACGAGCCTGATCCCCGGATTTCCGTCTGGCCCCTACAATGGGCAGCCGGGCGACGCCTACGTCGTCACCACAACCAACACGCTGTACCTCTGGAGCGGGTCTGTCTGGCAGCCGATTGGCCCGGCGTCTGTTGGCGT